ACATACATGGGGTTCAAGTATTTTAGATGTTCAACTTGAACAAAACGCACACGTTTGTTCTGGGTGATGTTCATCAGAAATTTAGAAAGTTGGTCAAAAAATGGGAAGCCTGGGAACATGATTCGGTACATGTAACCCAGAGAGTAGTAGTAATGCCCGATACAGTTGTTGAAATCGGGATTAATCAAAAAACCTATGTTGCGCAAAAGCTTGGGGATGTTGGGGCACAACATCCATTTTCCTGGGTAGTATTCAACAAATTTGCTTGAACAAAATTCCAAATCTGTCGGACTCCTAACGAACTCAAGCGTGCAATCAAACCCAAACTCCGGAAAGGTGTTTAAAGTCATCTTTTTGTTACGCAAATGAGCCCCGACCCCATCGTCTCCAGTTGTAATGAAATCGATGTTGCCGCTTTTGTTTTTCTTTTCGAAATAGCGGTGGGCAACCCAGTTTAGGATGGTGTTGAAAAGCCAAGTGTCAAATTCGCCCGAGCATCTCAAAGCGTAGAAAAGGAATTCCAGTCCATGTCTGGTAAACCCTTGTTTGATCATCTTGACTTCAAAGCAGCGCATGAACTCCTGATAATCCTCAGGCTTGAGGATCAATTTCATCAAACCACACTCGACATGTCTCAAAAGTTTTTCCCTCTGGGAGGATTCAAACTTGGAAGCGTCGTCATAGTAGTAAGACCAGATTTCAGATGGGTGTTCTTCGATGAACTTTCCCATATCAAAGAAGGTGTCTCCTTTGTCGAAACCTTTGACGTGTTTAACTATTTTCTCTAAGGCTGTTGTAAAGCGCCCATAGATTAAGCCAAACCGTGGGTCCCTACCCATGATGATTCGAGGATCTTTAATTTGTGATTCGGGATCAGTGAGTTCATCAAGTGAATATTTTTCATTCTTGATGAAGGCTTTGATTTTAGAACACTTGAGGGGATCGAAACCAGTGTCCGCAACCGTTTGTAAAGCTTTTCCGAGGCGTTGTTTGGAGTGCCCCGTACGACTCTCATAGAACTCATGTAAGGTGGGTATTTCAAGCAGTGCTCCACCATTTTGTTGTTTGATGAGACCGGCGAGTTCAACGAGAATCTCATCAACTAGGGCTGTATCGTAGCTCTCAGGTTGACCGATATCTCGGAGGTATCGATTTCGTAAGCCGATCTCTTCGTTGTGGACGCAGTCGCGCATCACATAAGGTTTTGAACCGCCGTTGACAGGGGGCTCAAAAACCTTTGTGACATACGTTGCGTTGCACTTTCCATCTGCTCTGCTAGCGTCGACAGAAGCGCACTTCCAATCTGCAATTGGTTTAAGGTTCTTACCGTGACAGCAGGTTGTCTCAATTTGTTGAGGGCTACAGCGGTGAGAATTGCAGTGGGGATTAGGATCGCGCTTACCTTGAACAGACGCTGGTGCCCATGGTAAGCGCGCAAGAAACCCGAGTACTTGTTTGTGGTTGTACGATGGTTTGAGAGGAGAAACTCCTTAGATGTTTCAGAAGCCACATACGATTGAGTGAACACGTCACGCTGACGACTCTCCAGGTCGCGTTTGATGTCAGGTCTAGCGGAGTAGTATTGTTCAGTCAATTTGTGCATGTGGATGATGGCTAATTCGCGGTCGAACGACTTCGTTTTCTTGTCAAAATATTCACTGGGTGGCATTTTCTTGGAGTACAAGAATTCCAGGAGTTTAAGATCAAGTTTGTCCGCTAGCTGTTTGGCGTCTACGCCATCAGATGTTGAGCAATCGGCACCAGTAATGCCGCGGAGGTCAGTAGGCAGAGCACCAAAAGTAAAAGTATCACGGTTATACCCGAGGGCGTTAAGGACTGGAGAGTACCAGTGACCCTTTTCCTGAAAGTCGGGTTTTTGTACACTCTTGCGGACAGGTTTGGGAGCAAACCATGGGGTTCCATCATCAAACATACAGACGAAACCCTCGGCTGTACGTCGGGTAAGGTCAAGTTTGTTGAAGGTGATGGGGGATGAACCACCACAGTGATCCCAGATTGTGTTGTGTTGTCTCGCTTTGTGCAATCTGTGCATACGTTTAACATGGCCGTTTTCTTTCTGTTCTTCGAGGTAATCGAAACCTGAGAAATGCGCTTCCTCGCCGTCTTCACGGCGTTTTTGAAAGCTCGCAACACGCCTCCTTCTCCTCTCTGCGTTTGTTATCAAATTAGTCTGGTCTTGGCTTAGTTCTTGAGATAGTGCCACTGACTGCTGATCTTCACACACTTGCCCCCTGCTGTCAAGGTAAAGGCTGTCGATTCCTGTGTTACTCCCGGTGTCCGGGCAGCTAGACTTTCTTTGAAAAGGTCTTCGCACATCATGTCCAAGGGGTGAAGAATTCGTCGCACCATTTCCTCGGGATGTGGAAACTTCTGAACAACAGCTTTCAAACTGGTCCAGGTACTTGTCGTCACATTCACTGCTGTGTTGAACTCCCAGCTCACTGTCTCGTACCAAAGATGAGGGAGGTAGAGAATTTTGTTTCCCAGACTCTTCGTATTTTCCGCAATGGACGCAGAAATGTCCGGAAAAGAAATGAGCATCGAGCGGGCACTCGGGGAGAGCAAGAGTACCGCGAGGGCGATCAATAGGCACATGATCGGGTTCCTGATGACGAATAGGAATGCAGTGAATGCAATCCTTAGGGCAAACGAAGATAGAGCCCAAAGGTTGGTCAGGATGGTTTTGCTTCTGGGGAACCAAACCTGTTTTGATTGGCCTCCTTTTGAAGGCTGTTTTTGCTGTGGTTTTAGCTTTGTTGAATAGCTGTCTGGTTACTGACCCATGCACCGGACGTGTGCTAGGGCGTTGGCCGCGTTGCTCCTTGCTTAAGGGAGCCGAAAGCTTACTAGAATGAGTTGAGCGGGGGACCGACATAATCATTACTTTTTGCTATTCCGCAGCTACGGGATGGGTTTCCAAGCCCATCGCGGCAGTTGTAAAGGCAGTTTAAGGGTATACTAATCTGGGGGCTTGCCATTTGGCGCCAGATTGCCGAAGCGGAAAGGTAACCGTGACTTTTAGAGATATCCAGTCAGAAACCACTGGGTTTGAATCCAGCGGTGCAAACTATGCAGATCTGATTCCGCATCCCCCTCGGTCCGGATGTCCAGTCCATTGCAGGGAGAGTTGTTTACGTTAATCTCAAAGTCGGTCAGGTTCTTCCAAAATACCCGCCGAAGGGCTTGTTAGCCCCCCCAAACCGCAACGCTTACAGTTTGGGATGCTACATTTGTTTGGGTCATGCTGTGTAGCCAAAGGAATAGACCCAGC